ATCTAGCAACACTAGCAGTAAGGCAAGTTTACACATAGCAAATGGGGATGAAGTATCAGGGGGAACATATGCAAGACAAACAATAACTTGGGGTTCAGCATCAGGTGGTTCATTAAGTGATACTTCAATACCAGCATTTAACATACCAGCATCAACAACGGTATCAAGTGTAAAACTATGGAACTCAGCAGGAACAGTAGAATATGCTAGTTTTGATGTAACTGACGAAACATTTACTAATGCAGGAACATACACAATCACAGACTTAACACTAGACTTGAACAAATAAGTTTTAGTCTCTTACAGATAGGAAGTGATATTATGGCGACAATAAACGCCTCACAAGATTATGATATTATACAAACACTAACCTTTGCAGAGGCAAGTGGTACTTGTAAGATTAGCTTATATAGAGGTTCTAGCAGTGCATATACAGGAACAGTTAAAGTAAGAGCAGGAACAAGTGGAGCTTGGTCTGATTTAAGTGTGTCAGGAACAGCAACAACTTTCAATGTAACATCAACAACAATGCAAATAGCCCATGACTGGAATAAAAGTGGAAACAATTATATGACTTGCTCGTTTCAAGGACAAAGCACTAATTTAACAGAAATTAATATATCACAAAAAGCAGTTTTAAGTGGTGCTATTGGTAATTACTTTATGAATAGTTATGCTTATAATTGTAGTGGTTTAACATCTTTAAGTGCACCAGATATTTCTAATGTAACAACTATTAGTAATAACTTTATGCGTAGTTATGCTTATGGTTGTAGTACACTAACATCTTTAGATATACCAGATACATCAAGTGTAACAAGTATTAGTGATAACTTTATGTATAGTTATGCTCAATATTGTAGCAAACTAACATCGCTAAGTGTGCCAGACACTTCAGGTATAACAAGTGCTAGTTATTACTTCATGGCTAGTTATGCTAGGAATTGTAGCAAACTAACATCTTTAGATGTGCCAGACACTTCTAATATAACAAGTGCTGGTAGTTACTTCATGGCTAGTTATGCCTCTGGTTGTACTAATTTAACATCGTTAAGTGTACCAGATACTTCTAATGTAACAAGTGCTGGTGGTTACTTCATGGCTAGTTATGCCACGAATTGTAATGCACTTACTACATTGGTTCTTCCAAGTGTTGGATGGTTTGCAACTCACGATGTTAATTGGAGTGTTCCGTCAGGAAGATTAAATTCTCTTAAAGGAGAAGTTATAAGTGGTTCTGATTTATCCGGCTGGCAAGCATTAACAACATCTACTTCACCAAACACTTTATATATTAACTATATTCAAAACACTGCAGATGTATATTCACCTGGCGTATCGATAACAATAGCAGAATCTATTGGATTTCAAATTAGCTTAGAGTATGATAAAGAAGAAGCAGTAGGAAAGACAGTTGCAATAACAAATAGTATAGGTCAACAATACACATCAACACAAGCAAAGTCTATACCTAAAACCTTATCAAGTACAATAGGTTATCAAAGTAATACAGCATTCAATAAGACTATAAATGCAACATTAACAAGTAGTATAGGCGATCAAAGTTCATTGAGTTATAACAAGAGTATAAATAGTGAATTAGCAAGTTCAATAGGATTTAATTATAGAATTAGAAATGTTTATCCTTATATTGCAAGTGAAGATTTCTATTTAACAAAAGATGAAAACAATACAAGTGTTAGTGGAGAAACAAACAACTTTAATTTAGTAGGACAAAAAAACAATTTCAATTTAGTTGGTAAATAATTTAATTGGAGAAAGGAGTAAATATGACATTTAAGCAAGGTGAAACAGTAAACATTGTAGTATCAATGACCGAAAGTTTAACAAGTGCAACAGCCGAATTAGCTTATAAAAAAGGCAAAGAAGATACAGTAATAATTGATTGCACTATTGATGACAAAGATATATTAGCAGTATTAACGCCAGAAGTTACAAGTTTAATGGAAGGTTATTATAATTACGAAGTTAAAGTAACTGATGAGAATGGCGACATTGACATTGTTAAAGATGGAATAATGGAAGTACAACCATCAATATTTATAGAGGGTGTATAATAATGAAATGTACAAAATCGAAGAAAGAGTATTTTGATAAACGAAGGGAATATAAAGGTTAATTAAGACAAGTAATTGTCTTTTTTATATGTCCGAGCATTAAGACATTAAAAGAAATGTAAATATTGGTGCAGTCTACCGAAAAAGACTAATTGGGTTTATCGACCGAAAAAGATAGGAGAAAAGTTATGGAAAATAACAAAGAGGTTACTACTACCGAAACAGTAGAAAACAATGTTAATATGGAAGTAAAGGAAGAAGTTAAAGCAGAAACTAAAACTGAAAAAACTTATACCAGAGCAGAAGTAGAACAAATCAAAAAAGCAGAAAGAGAAATTTTGCTAAAAGAAATGGAAGCAAAAAGAACTGAAGCCGAAAAACTAGCGAAGATGGATGCTGATGAAAAGCATAAGTACGAACTTGAGAAAGCAACTAAAGAAAAAGAAGAAGCAATATCAAAATTAAATGCTTATGAATTAAAAGAAGAAGCAATCAAAATTGCTAGTGGTAAGGAGTTGCCTATTTCATTGCTAAATGTTATTGATTACACAAAGGAAAATGCTGAAAGTATTAAAACAAAGATTGATGAAATTGAAGTTGTATACAAACAAGCGATTCAAAGTGGAATTAATGACAGAATGAAAGAAAAAACTCCAAAGACAGTTGTAGAAACACCTACAACAAATGAAACGCCAATTATGTTTTAAAAATAAGAAAGGAAAGTGAAATTATATGGCAAGATTAGATGCATTAAGCATTGAATTACAAACAACAGGAAAAGACAAATTAGCAGAAGAATATGGAAAGGTTATTAATAACTTACAACATATTACTTTAGCAAGTAAATTAAAAAACAAGGATTTATCAGGAGATCCAACTTCTGGAACAGTAGAAGCAAAGAGATTTGTTAATATTGTAGGTCAAGAATATGGAACAGCAAGAACAGGTAGAGCAGGTCAAAAGATTAAAGCTAAACCAGTAGTAGTTGCAATAAATGACAATATGGAATATATCGAAGAAGTAGAAGAAAAAGATTTAAGAACTTATGGAGTTAATGGATTAATTGAAAGAAGAACTCAAAATCATCAAATGGCTGAAGCAGTAAACGAAGATACAAAATTCTTTGCTGAAGCAGTAGACAAAGGAACATCATTTACTCCAACAGCAAATGCAAGTATTGAAGATGAAATTGAAGAAGCAATTGTAACTGTAGAAACTGTTAAAAACGATTTTGTTAATGGAGTACCAAGAAACTTAATCGAAGTAGTAATGAGTCCTACTTATTATGGTAAGTTAAGAAATAAAATTAACTCAATTCCTAACTCAAATGATTTAGGACAAGTTAAAAACTTTGAAGAAGGTATATTTAATAATACTAAAGTATATTCAAATGTTTTCTTACCAAACGGAATTAATTATGTAGTTATGGTTAATGGCTCAGTAGCACAACCAATAACAACATCAATCTACAATCCTAAGAAAGTTGATTTATCAGATGCAACAGCTTTTGGTATGTTTGTTTACAAAGGAACTAAAGCAGTATCAGAAGATTTAATTTTCTATAACGGAACACCAGTAACACCAAGTGTTTAGTTAAGTAAAATGAAAGGGCGATAAGTAATGAAAAATGAAATTATCGCTGACTTAGGAAGTAATTATAGGGCTAGTGATAGTACAGTTTTAGAAACAATAATCGAGGACATAACTAAACAAGCCCTTTTTATTTCTAATAGAAAAACAAGCGATGGACTAGAATTTGAAATAAAAGAAGCAGTCAAGAGTTTATATTTGCTAAGAGGCACAGAAGATGTTGAATCGTTAAGTGAAAGTGGTAGAAATGCAAAGTATAAAGAAGTAATGAAAAAGTTAAGAGAAGATATAATATCAAATGGTAAAAGGAGAATATTTTAAATGCAATTAAGATATTTAAAAAGCGTTGACTTAAAAAAAGCAACAAAAACCAAACAAACGAACGGAACATATATTGATGTTTTAACTTTAGTATCTTCTTATAGCATACAAACACAAGAATTAAACGATGAAATAAGTGCTAGTATATATGGAGCCGATTTAAACAAAATCACTCGTATTAAGTCTGTAAATAGGGAATTAGAGGTATATTTGAAGTCGAAGTTAAATAATGATAGTGATAATATCTCTAAATACTATATTATTATGGATGGATACCAACACAAAATAAAATCAGTTAGAGAAAATTGGGTTGATATTGAGTTGATTGGCAAATACGAGGAAGAGCAACCATCAGTATGAGAGATATATCTGAAATGGCAACTGTTTTAACTAATAAGTTAGAACAGAAGTTAGAGAAGTTAAAAGAGGCACAAAGGGATACAGCAAAAGTAATATGGGAAGATACAGTTAATAATGCTCCTATGAGTAATGGTGGGTATATATCATCTATACAACTAAGTGATACAGAGTTTAAATCAGATGTGATAAAGACATCTGTTTTTTCTGATTTGCTAGTTGGTGGAACTATACCAAAATGGCAAAATGTACCTTTATCGGCTTTTATGGAATGGGGAACAGGACCTTTAGGCGAAAGCACTAATTCTTATGAACACGGTTATCCATATACAACAGATGCTCCGTGGAACTTTATTGCTCAAATGCAATATGAACAAACGGGAACATGGGGACTGGAAGCAAGACCTCATTTCTACCCAGCATTACAAAAAAATGTAGCATTATACAAAGAAAACTTAAGAAAGGCGTTGAAGGAAGAATGAGAGAATATATACAATCTAAACTAAACGAAATAAACAGTGTTGATAGTGGCAATTTTATACCTGACGGAATGATTGAAATAGGAACTACTTATTTTGGTTATACATTACAAGAAGATTATCAAAATAGTGATATGAGTAAAAACGATCATATAAGAGTATCAATAATAGGCTTTGTAATTCGTAAGAACAAATCTTCTGAAAATACCTTATCAATAATTGACAATGCTTCAAAACAGATAAAAGAAAAACTAAAAGAACTAAACTTTAAAGTTAGTTTACAAGATGTAACCTTAGGTGATGATATTCGCAAGATTAAAATTACAGGTTATGTATATTATAACGAAATCAACAATAAGTTGATTTTTTAAAAAGAAAGGAAAGATTAAAATGGAAGAAAAAGATTATTCAACAAGTATAGGCTCAATATTAAAATATGGAACTGTAAAAAGTACATATAATAAAAGATTATATGGTTGGTTATCAATACCAGCAATAGGAGAAGAACCAAATGAACTTGATACGACTACTTTAGATAATACAGAGTTTGAAACTGTTAAATATGGTTTAAAACCTGCTGTTAAAATGGCTATTGAGTTCAACATGGAAGATCCAAACACAGAGGCTAACATCAATTTAGTACACAATATGGCTGAAGCAGGAACTACATATTACTTTGAAATTACAAGACCAAGCGGAATAACTCATGAATTTGCTAGTAAAGTAAAATATGGGTATAATGAAATTGGAGTAAATGAAATTGATAAATTTACTTTATTCTTAGCACCTATTGGTGAAGTTGAAACAACAGTGCCAAGCGGAACTCCAAGCGTTTAAAAAAGTGAGGGGGTAGATAAATTCTATCCCTTTGTTTTTGTATTAGAAATAAAAAAAAGAAAGAAAGTGATTAAATGAAATTTTACGAATTAGAACTTGAAAATGAAACAATAGAATTAAGAATGACAACAACAAATGCGAAAGCACTTGAAAATAAAACAGGTAAGGGAATATTTGATTTAGCGCAGGATATGTCTGTTACTAACATATCTAAAATACTTATGTATTTACTAAAAGGCAAAAAAGAAAACGTAAGTGAAAAAGAAACAGATGAACTTGTAGATAAATTAGTTGATAATGGCTATACCTATGAAAGAATTATGATGGAAATCATATTTGAGGCGTTAGTGGTATCGGGTTTTTTGTCAAAGGAGCAACTGGCGGAAGCAAAGACTATGAAAGAGGAAGTCACAGAGAAGAACAAAGAGAAAATTCTGGAAGATTTACAGAAATAATTGAAAGACTGTATAAAAATGGTTTAGAAATAGGCTTAAAACACAATGAAATGTATGATATGACACTTAAAGAACTATCAGACACTTTAGAATATCGTAAAAAAGGTATGGCATACGAGTTATGGAAACAAGCGGTATTAATTACTATGGGAGTGGCAGACATACTTAAAGATAAGAAAGGCAAGGCTATATTTCCTAATAATCCACAAGAAGCTTGTCCTGAACTATACCCACCTAAACCTAGTCTAAAAATTAATGTTAATTTAAATAAAAAATACAACGAAAGGAGTCGATAAAACATGGAAGAAAAATTTAGTGTATCGCTTGAACTGATGATACAAAAGTTTAAAGATAAAGCTAAGCAAGTGCAAGATGTATCAAAAAATGTTGCTAACAAAATAAAAGATAATATGTCTGTTGATGTTGGTGGTGGTGCTTTTAAAAAAATGTCAGCCGAAAGCGAACTGTTATTAAATAAAATAAACGATATTAAGGCCACTTTAAGTATGGCTAAAACTGATTCTAATTTATTTAGTAAGACAGAAGTATTAGAAATGACAGCAGAACTTGAAAAACTAGAAAATCAATACACTAAAATAAATCAAAAAAGCAATATGTTCAGTTCTTCTTTTAATAAAATAAAAGATGGAATGAATAAATCGCTTAAAAGTGCAAAGAGATTTACTTTATCATTATTTGGTATTCAATCGGTTTATAGAATGCTATCACGAGCAAGTTCGGCATATCTAGCACAAGATCAAGAAACATCTCAAAAGATACAATCTGCATGGATTGGACTAGGTAGTATATTTGCTCCTTTATTACAAACAGTAGCAAACTTTGCAATTAAAGCAGTATCTTATATCAATGTATTTATCAAGGCATTAACAGGCACAGACTTTTTAGCAAATGCAATGGCTAAATCAATGAATAAAGCAAATAAAAGTGCTGGTAAATTATCAAAGACACTGGCAGGATTTGATGAATTAACTAATTTAGATGATAGCACAGGTGGAGCAAGTGTAGATACAAGTTGGATAGATGCGTTCAAAAATGTGGAATTAGATCCAAAAATAACTCAATTTTTTGAAAATTTAGGAAAAACAATAAAGCCTGTAATTGATAAAATTAAAGAATTTTGGGGAAAACTTACAGATGAACAAAAACTTAGCGTAGCGTTGGCGTCTTTGTCGTTAATAACTTTTGCAATAAATCCGTTATTAGGAGCTGTAATTTCAATAGGAATTGTAGTGACTGGGGTTGCTTTGGTTTTAACGGATTTGAAAAGTGTAAAAGACGCATATAACGACTTAGCAGAAACGCTAAAATCTGCAACACAAAAAACAAAAGAATGGTCTGATAAAATGCTTGAGGCAATTGATAAAGGCGAAATGACAGAAGACCAAATTAAAAGAATAATAGACGGAACTTTCGAAAATATTAATGCGATTAACAAAGAAATAGAGGCTTACGATAAAAAATTAACCTTTATGGGAATGGTGTTCGGTTTAAACAAAAAGCAAAAAGAACAAATGAAACTTTTGATAGACCAAAACGGAATTTATCTAAACACTATGAAAAAATTATATGATAGAGGACTTTTGAATAAAGAACAAACAACACAATATACAGATGCTTTAAAAGACCAAATTAAAAAATATCAATTAGTTAGCGAGGGTTTGTTAAGAACAAGTAGCGAATACCAAGAAAATCAAGCTAAAATGCAAGAATTAGCAAAAGAATTAAAGAATTTGAGTGGAAAAGAATATAAAACAAAGTTTGTATTAGAAGGAGATACAACAGGTGCGGACAAAAAAATGAATACATTTTTTGGAAAATTAAAACAAGCAGGGCTAGATTCTTTGAAAAATTTATTTGGATTGAAAAAAATTCCTAGTTTTGATGTAGGTACAAATTATGTACCTAATGATATGATTGCTCAGATACACGAGGGCGAAAAAATTGTACCTAAAAAGTTTAATAGTGATGAATATGTTAAAAGAAGTGATGCGAATAATAATGCAGATGTAGTCAACAAAATTGATGAGTTAATTGACGAACTTAGAAGAAAAGATATGAATGCTTATATATCTGAATCATCAATAGGAAAAGCAAGTGTAGGATATATCAACAAACAAAATAGAATAATGGGAAGGGGTGTTATCTAATGTTATTATGGCAAACAAAGGAAACATCAAGCGGAACATATACAGATATGAAAACACCTTCTTCTTATAAAATTGATTGGGAAGATTTAGATAAAGATAGTTATCGTTCAATAAACAGTGGGAACTTAATAGATACTGTAATAAGTAAATCATGGGCTAAAATAGGTTTTAATTATAATTGTTTATCAGAAGCAGAAATACAAGCATTATTGCCTTTACTTGCAACCAATCCTTTATATGTAAAAGCAAAAAATCCAGTATTTGGGAATGAATATGTAGAAATGGAAATGCGTTGTAGTAGAAAATCAGCTGAAATGCTTGAAACAGGAGATTATACCTTGTCTTTTAATTTGGTACAAAAGAAGAAAGTAAGTGGTCAGTAATGATAAAGATATATTTCGATGAAATTTTAATTGATGAAGATAGTTATGTAGAATTAACAAATGACTATAAACTATTTACGGATAACTTCTATTTAGGTTCAACCGCTTCAAACACATTCAAATTAAGTGTAGCAAAATCAGCGGTATCTTCACACCCAACAGAAGTAAAGATAACAGATGATACAAACACATATTATTTAATAGTAGATAAGATAAGCGAAGAAAAGAATTTTTATATTTACGATTTAGTAGATAAATTAGTTCTTTTTAATTTTAACTACAATGCTAAACCTTTAATAGATTTAGGCACGACAACATTAAGTGATATATTAGCCGACATTTGTACTCAAGCAGGTGTTGTATTAGATAGCACATTAACACTTATAAATGATATAGAAGTAACTTGGTATGACAATACACTTTTAGCAAGGGATTATCTATCGTTTATAGCCGAATTACAAGGGGGATATGCTCGTATATTAGATGATGGAAAATTAACCATAGTAAAGCACAAAATGACCTCACAATCAACAATACAAATAGATGCTTGTGAAGATTTTGTTGTTGGTGAAAGAAAACAAATATCAAGAGTAGTTTATGACAATGGGATAGTTAAATACGAGTACGGAGATGAAACAGCAAACACTTTATATATAAATCCTAACAATGTATATATAACCGATACAACAGTTGTATCAAATATATACGACGAGGTAGTTGGATTAGAGTTTTATTTAGTAGAAACAGGTAGATGCCAATTAGATCCGAGTGTAAGAGCGGGAGATATAATCACATTTACTGATGGAACTAACTCATATTTAACAATAGCGGGTTATTCTGCTAGTTATGGTGGTGGGAATTGGTTAGGTAATTATTCACTTAATGTAGCAAGTAAGCAACAAGAAGAAACTCAAGTAATAGGATTAAATACTGAACTAAAATCAATTAAGACAACAATAAATAGAGCCGAAGCCGAGATAACAACAATAGTTAGTGAAGTAGAAACAATAGTACAACAAACAGATGGATTACAAGATGATTTAGCAATAATTCAAGAGGCGATAAATACATTAAACGAAACGATTTTAACTCAAACAAGTGAACAATTTCAAATGTTATTTACTCAAACAGGTATTGCTAGTGATGTAGCAACAATTAACTCATTGCTTAATGGACAAACGGAATATACCAATGAATTGAAACAATATATAACGTTTAAAGGTGCTAGTATAGAATTAGGCAGAAGTGATAGTCAAGCAAAGTTACTTATAACAAATGACAAGATATCGTTTATGATAGGTGGTAGTGAAACAGCCTATATGACAGGGAATGAACTTGTTATAACAGACAGTACAATACTTAATAAATTGCAGATAAAGTCTTGGGTATTGATAGAAGATAGTTATGGTAGACTTAACAAAAGGAGGCTTGTGTAATGGCAACATATTATACAAATTGGTCATTTAGTAATTCGTCAACACCAAATGGAGAAACATATATTATTGACGGTCAAAGTGTTACTTATTATAATGATGTTAGATACAAATTTGTAGTAACAGAAAGCGTAAATAAGACAGCAAACACATCAACGTTTACAATTAATAAATATGCCGTTTTATATTATACATGGCCTGATACAGGTAGTTCGCTATCAATAACTTGCAAATCTCAAATGCCATCATCAGCAACAGCACAAAGTAATACAAAAACAGTTTCCCCAACATCAAACATAAGCGACTATACGTTAATAGGAACTGATAGTTGGACGATTTCACATAATGCAGATGGTTCGGGAACAACATCTTTTAAGGGAACGGGAACTTATACAGGTGGTTCGGGAACTGTTTATACAAGAACAGTAACAAGGTCAATAGCAATGACAAAGATACCTCAAATATCGGCAGTGGCAAACAATACAACAAGTTCTGTTCCAATAGATTTTGGTAATGACGTTACGTTTACAATAACGCCTAAAATATCATCTTATACTCATAAATTGACTTATGTGGTTAGTGGTACAACATATACAATAGCAGAAGGATTAAGTGGTTCAAGTGCTTTTACACAAGCATACACATTTCCAACAAGTTTAATAGCAAGTTATCCAAACAATAGTGTAGCAACAATAACTGTTACTTGTACAACTTTAAGTGGAACTTCGGTTATAGGAACGACATCAACAGCCGTTTATGTAAGTGTTCCTACTTCTTATGTACCAACAGTTAGTTTAGCGTTAGGAGAAGGCAACACAGATTTGACTAGTAATGTTATAGCGTGGAATTTATACATACAGAATAAATCCAAAATAGCAGGAACAATAACAGCAAGTGGTGTAAGTGGCTCAACAATAAATTCGTACTTAACAAATGGTAATTCGCAAACATTTAACACAAGCACATTCTTATCAGGATTTTTAAAAGATGATACATCGTTTATAACGAGTGTAAATGATAGTAGGAATAGAACGGCAAGTGTAACAAAAAAAGTTACTTGTGCATCATATATAAGCCCTACAATAACAAATGTTATAATCGAAAGGTGCGATAGTTCTGGTAACCTTAATGAAGAGGGGACTTATGGAAAGACAACCGTTACATATGAAGTGTCGCCAATATCTTATTATGAAGAAACAGCAACAGGATTAACGGTAGTTTTAGAAAATCCAACAGACAATCAAATTGCTTTAGAAGATGTTGTGCCGACAAAGACAACATATACACCAGCGATTGGAGATATAGTATCTGAAATATCGTTAAATTCTAAAAGTATAACGATAACAGTAGGTTCTCAAACATATACAGAAACACCAACAAATTATAGTGGAAGTTATACGATGACCAATTTAATAAGTGGCTTGTCGCAAGAAAGTTCATATTCTGCAACAATTACTTTAGTTGATGAATTAGAAAGTGCATCACAAAATTATATAATAGCACCTATGTTTATGCTAGAAAGCAATGGCTCAAGTGGTAAAAATATAACTTATGGTAGATTATCAAACGAAACGACGCCAGTAGAGGGAATAGATTGTTATTTAGATACATATTGGAAAAGCCAAAATAACTATTTTAAAAGGCAAAATATAGGCGGGACTGTGACCGAAAAATATGGTACAATATATATAAGATATATA